GTAACGAACGTTACCAGTGTCGAAGTCACCATCCATGCTGTTAGCAAGTGGTGTACGAACAAAGTGCATCATGCCGTTAGGTACATCAGTAGTCAAATACCAGCCGTTTGTATCGGTTAGGAAGTGGTTAACTGTGTAGCCTTCAGGGATAGAACCATTGTTCTTAAGGGCGTTGATGTCGTTATCGGTTGTACCAACACGTAATTCAGTCTCGAGCAAGCGAGTTGCAACGAACATGAGGTTAGGTGGAACAATCAATTTACGTGGTTTTGCAGCAATTAACAAACCACGCTCGTCAGTCCAGCCAGCGATTTGAATTACAGCGGCTTCCAAAGAAGTCTCATTCAAGTCTACGCCAGTTGAAACGGTGTTGCTGTTTGTACCACCAGAAATCAGTGGGTGTGCTGTGGAGAACAAAGGAACGCCATCACCACCGTAATAAGCGGCAGAGTTAGTAAATCCGTTGTTAATAACAGCAGCTGCTTTTACTTGCTTGGTGTAAGCCATGGAACGTGCCAATGCCTTAGTATAACGAGCAGACAAAGAGTCATACAAGTTATCTTCGATAGCTTCTTCAGTTAAGCTGAAGCCCATTGCGATTGTTTCATGGTTGTAACGAGCAGTCCATGCTTCTTGGCCGTTGTCGTAACGAATAGCAGAGCCTTCGTTTTTGACTGGAGCGGCGGTAAAGCCAGACAACTTGGTCTCTTCTTCGAAAGAACGCTCAGAGGTCTCAGTATCATAGATCTCTTTGTGCTCTTCGCCATAGCGAGCATACTCAAGACCAAACAATGCGTTCAGTCCTGGGAGGAGCTCTTTTAATAGTTGTGCGCGTGAAATAGCCATTATTTAGCTCCTATTAAGCTGCAGTTGCTACGCCAGCAGCACTGTAGTAGGTGTGGACACCAAAGTTAAACTTAACGATAACTTCAGTAAAAGAACCCGAAATGTTAACTGTCTCAGGAATACCACCAACGATACGCATAGGAAGTGCTGTGCCTGCGCCGGTAGTTGCTGAAACAGACGCATTCGAGTCGCCTGTGGTTGTGCTGCCAGCGGTCAAGATTAAAGCTGTGTTTTGACCAATAGCTGCTTGTGTTACACCAGAAATTGTCGATGTGCCAGCAGCAGTTACGGCAACTTTGAACAGAGCATCTGGATCATCCAAAACAAAAGCTTGAATGTCAGAAGCCACTGTGTTAGCTGGGTAAAACTGTTGTTGCAACAATTGCTTGGTGGTTGGGTTTGTAAACTGACAACCCAAGAAAATACCAACTGCGTCGGTTGCGGTAGCTGTGGTTGAAACTCTGCTTAGTGTACCACCTGTATTTAGACGTACGACATCACCGTAAAAAATCGATGTGCCAGAGCCTGAAGCGATGGGAATTAAGCGAGTTGAGCCAGCAAATACCTGACCACCGATCAAATTGATCGGCTGAAACCCATAAGGGCCTGCTACGGTAGGATAAGGCATTTAAAACTCCTAATTAAATTTAAGAACCGGAACCAAAGGTCGTCGTGGATTTTCTCTCATTAAAGAGGGGCATCCGTGGGTCGCTTTGGCGCATTAAGTTACTATCTACAGCCTCGGTCTGATTTTGGGCTTGGCCTGCGAAATACGCATTCCGTTGCTCGACAAGCTCAGTTGGGGTTTTGCAGAGTAATAACCCGCCAATCTCAATATTGTCCTTAAAACGACTATTGGGATCAGCTAACAGTTGAAATTTAGGTTGCTCTTCTAAGCGTACGGGCTCCCAGCCTTCTCTCAGTTTTGCGGAAAGGTTGCGGGGGTCAGCTGCGTTTAGCGTAGAAACGCGAATCCAGCGATAGGAATAGCCAGCCTGTTTGTCAGGCTCAGGGAGAAGTTCTGGAAGCTGCCACTGTTTAGGACGCTCCGTTACATCACGACTTTCTAATTCACGAGTAATTCTATTATTGCCAGCCATTATAGGGCCTCCAATTTCATAAGTTCACGAGTGTATTGCTCTGGGGTTAATCCTAGTTTCTTAGCAATATTTTGCTGAGAAGTTTTAAGCTTGACCTGTTTAGAGGCCGTACTTCTAGTCGCCGGAGCTACTACTGTGCTTGGCTTAGCTTTTGGAGCAGGTTTCTGGACCTCTTCATTTGGCTCGGCCTTGTCTTCCAAAGTATCAAAATACTCAGGAAATTTTTCACGCATAGTTCTGTCTATACGTTTAAAGTATTGGTCAGTACCCACAACTGCCTGTCCGTACTCATCCAATAGTTCTTCATGTATCCCAACAGCATAGCTGGACATAGCTTTTTTAGTGCCATACCATGGATTCTGGTCCAACCAAGACTGAGTTTTTTGGTCAATCTTAGGGCGTTGTTGCTCTACTTGTTGTATTTGTACCTCATTTTCTGACTCTTGTAAAGTACTAGGCCTAAAGTCCCTTACCTTCTGCACTTTATAGCAAGCGTCGTTTAATGCGGTTTGGGCCTCTACGATGCGGTCTGGGTCTCCGGACTCCAGAGCCTCTTTATAAGCACGTTGAGCCACTTGGACTTGCAAATCCGCCTGACTTTGTACGGTTTCAATGTAGGTTTTCTCACCCGCAGAGTACTGGGCACGAAGCTTTTTATTCTCCTCCATTACCCGTTTGGCAAGCTCAATAGCCTCTTGCTGCTCTCTATAAGCAGCTTCTTTAGCCCGTCGCTCGTCATGGTAGACCTTCTTATACTGCTTTAAACGTAGGGCTTGGGCTTTCTCGTCGAGCTCTTCTTCATCGTCGGCGGCATCAAACTTGTCCACCATCTCTTTAGGGATAGGCTCTTTACCTTTGTCTTTTTCGGGGGTATCGTCCTCGATCTCTAACTCAATGTCCAGAGTATCTTCGGTTAAGTTTTTATCCTGCTCATCAGGAAATTTGTATTCTTGGTTCATTTATAGCTCCTATACAGTTTTACGTTTAATACCACGGGGGTCATCTACTGTTGCCTCAACAGAATCGTCATTAATAATTCTGAACTCTCGTCCGTGAATTACTAAGCTGGTTCCTGCGTTTGGTCGCACTAGAATAAAATCGCCTTTTTTACACCAAGGCCCGTTGGGGTATCGTTCTGGGTCTTTATAACAATCTGGACCTAAATCCACAACAAATAGCACTGTGGTTAAAAGTTCATCATGTCTTAAAGTCTCGTCGGCTTTGAGGATTCCTCCTTCGTGCTCTTTCTCTGCTTCAGGGATAGCACAAAGAATCCTGTAACCAGACGGTTTAGGAAGCTGTTTACCTTTTTCTTCTTCTGTTTTGTGTAGTAATGCTGTTAAATCTACTGCTTGCGACAAATTCACGCCGGGGTTTGAGCCGGTTAAATTATCAATCGTCATCTGCTGACTCCAGGTTTTTTCTAAGGTCTGTTATGTATAGACGAGCGGTTAATAGACCCTGCACTTCCCCGCACATCTTTTGGTACTCGGAAAAATCTTTTGCTGCTCCGCCACCAACGGCTTCCTGTAGCCGTACTACTTTCTCGTCTAGTTGTTTGACTACACGATCAAGATACTTTTCAATCATTTATTACCTTTCTGAGGTTTTTGCGATTGTTGTTGAGACTGCCTATTTTGATAATCTAGTTGTTGTTTTGTTTTTGCAAGGTCAACGCCTAGTTTTGCTCCTGCTTCTTCTTGCTTAGCCATGCGGTCATCTCTGTCTTTCTGAGACTTAAGAGTTGCATTCATAGCAGCAATTTTCTCTTGTGATTCAATACGTTGCTTCTCAATCTCGAGCTGATCGGCTTTAGCTGCTGCGTCTGCGGCAAGCTTACGGTTCTTAATATCCACTTCCATTTGCTTGATTTGGAGTTCTTGCATTTGCATTTGGATAATAGGATCTTGCGCAGCTTGTTGTGCTTGCTGAGCAGCCATTTCGGTTTTGTCTCTTTGGAGAATAACTTGAGAAGCTTGAGCGGCGAGTTGAGAAATCTGAACTTCCATATCTTCTGGGATGGCACGTTCGTCTGCGTCGTCCTCGTCTGGGTGAAACGGTAAAGTAATACCCATTTGCTCTTCCATTTGCTTGCGGTATTCGTACGCAATGTGCTCATTAATATGGGCTTGCATCGCAGACATCATTGCTTGCGCATTTGGGTTTTGACCTAGTAGCTTTGCAATTTTTGGATCTTGCATTGCTGCTTGATGGACAACAATATGAGCCTGGTGGTCTTGGTACAAAAACGCTTTGACTGGTTTCATCATCAGAACGTTTTGATTTTCTGAGATGGGGTCTTCGGGTCTTTGGTCTTCTGGCAGCTTAACTAACTTATTAGCGTTCTTAATCCCTAGTACGTCCAACATCTGACGGTGGAGGTAAGGGAGGTTGTAGAGCTGTGGAGCTCCTTGAGCTAACTGTAGTGCTGCTTGATACTGAGTAACTTTCTGTGCCATTGTGGCGGCATTTGGGTCACTTACGGGTATTACATCAACGTTGTCATAGTCGGCTTGTTTTGCACGGCGTGGGCCTTCAACTGGCTCATAACTATACTCATCGGGGGTGTAATCACGAATAATGTCACGCAGGAGACAGAGCTCCTTCTTAAATGAATAGTGGATGCGAGCTTGTACTGCGGACATAACTTTGAGGGTACGTTCTAGAATTGCTAGGGTTGTACCTACGGGAGCTTGGGCGCTCATATCGCTTATGTTCAGATCTGCTGCTGAAGCAAAACGACGACCTTCTTCAATAATTTTATCTAAGAGACCTGCGAGAACCATTGAGGGTTCTTTGTAAGGCAAGGGAACAATATTGTCCCTGATCGATCCGGACGGCACATCAACATCCCTAAATTCACCGGGGGCAATGGGGGTGTCGTCACCTTTGACTCGCAAGCCACGGGTTTTAAAGCCACCCGGCAAGTTTGAAAGTGACCCTGCATCAACGAGCTGGCGGAGAATGGAAGTACCTGATTTAGCAAATGCACCGATAAGATGAATAAGACCAAAACAGTAGAAGCCGAAGCCAGGAATATAGCCGTAGTGAACAAAATGGTTGCGTTTCTTTTTATTTTCATCTTCAGGTCTCCAGTTACGACGGATCGCCAAGACTTGCTGACCAGACTTCTCAATAGTCACTATATATGGCAAGGCAACACCCGTAGGCTCGCCGTTCTCGTCTTTGTCCTCATACCCTTCTAGGTCGAGGTCAACTTGTACTTCTAAGATTTTGTAACGATCATCTGTAGTGGCTTTAAAGCCCATCTTCTCAGCGATCTTCTTTTCTACTTCATCAAAGCTGTCAACAGGCTCACCAAGGTCAACATCTAACCAAAAGCCTGCTACTTGCAACTTGCGAACCTCGTTCTCGGTCTTGCGCATGACGTGCGCTACACGAGGGGCTTGCTCTAAACTAGACGCACCGTAAGGGACAATTAAGTCTTCTGCTGGTACGAACATGGATACTTGGCGCTCTAAGCTTGGGTCATAGTAGACTTTCTTGAACGCATTACCTGACAAGCCTAAGCCCCAGAGCATGCGCTCAGTCTCAGGGCGGAACTCATCCATCTTCTCAGTAAGCTGGTAGTTCATGTCATCCGCAACCCGCTCGGCGGATTGTTTCTTCTCAGGGGTTTCTTTCCCTATCACTTGAGTCTTAACAGGACCTTGCGCAGGGAAAATCTCCATGATGGTCTCTGCTTGGAACTTAACTAGTGTCTCTGAAAGCAGTGGGTGGTAGACACCACAAGCACCGGGCCATGGCTCCATGCGCTCTTCAATCTTCATACCCAAAAGCTGCAAGCCGTCTACATAAGTCTGCATCCAGTCTTTTCTGGCGCCCATGTCATCTTCAACGTCGCCAATGATGTTACTAGCTAGCTCGGTAAGTGTGCTGTCGTCTAAGTACTCGGCAAGGTTGTCATCAAAGCCTTCCTCGTCTTCGCTTTTTTCTATTTTAAGGATCGGTTGTCCGTCAACGCCAATCTCTACGCTTTCTGGGTCCTCAATAGTAATCTCTAGTTCCGGCTCGGTGTTATCCACGTCTGCCATATTGATTGCGCCTAAACCCATTGGAGCTTGTGAGAGTGCTTTATCTATTGCCATTTTTTAACCTATACATTATAGTAACCCTGGTTACGCTTTGATTTGAACATCTTTGGTTCATCTTGCTCGTCAGAATCCAGCTGCACAAAACCACCCCTACGGAACCGCAATAACGCCTGACTCATCGAGTCTACTAAGTCATCATGCTCGCCCGAAGGAAAACTTGCTACTTCTTCTACTAATTCTTCTGCCCAAGATGTACATGGTACCCAAACCCTGCCAGACGCAAAAAGATCTGCGCAAGCATTTAACCTCGCTATTTTATCATTACCTTTGCTTGGAGTATACTCTTGTACGGGAATACCCATCGCCCGCAACTCAAAAACAAGCGGTGCTCCTGAAGCTTTTGCCTCGACAATAATAGAATCGGGTTCCCACTCCTTGTAATGCTCAAATGCAGTTTGCTTTAATTCGGGAAACTCCATACGCCTTTTAAAAGAATTTAGCAAAATTATGTTAGCTACGTCAACGCCTCGATCATTTGGGCGGTAAAAAACACCCCATGTAGTGCATGCAGAATAGTCTGAACGTTGAGTTTTTAAGAACGCTGTATCCCAAGATTGAATCAAAAACTCACAATACGGCGGATCTTCGTCTTCCCACTCTTTCCACCACTCTCTTTTAATAATCGCACTGACATCTGAGGTTGGCTGCTGCATATACTGCGCCATCCACTTGCCGTTTGGGAGTTCGTTTTTAAGTGCTTCTAGTTCTTTTAGAGACCAAAACTCGGGCCAAAGTGGCAGTCCATCAGGCAAAATTGCTGGAAATTCAATAACTTCCCATTCTTCACCACTTCTAAGCGCTGCTGATTTTAATACCTGTCCAGTTAAGTCTTTTTTTGACCAGCGGGTCATAACCACGATAATTGAGCCGCCTGGCTGTAAACGCTGCCGTGGACCAGACGTATACCACTCGTAAGTTTTGTCGTAAATCTCTGGATTGTTCTCGCTTAGGGCTGCTTCTTGTTCCGAGTGAGGGTCGTCAATAATGAGGATGTCCGCGCCTTTACCCGTGACAGCACCGCCCACACCGATAGCAAAATAGTCTCCCCCCTGGTTTGTTGCCCACCGCCCAGCAGCTTTAGAGTCACTTTGTAGTCCAACTCCCGGGAAGATAGACTTATAAACGTCGGAATCCACCAAATTACGGACTTTACGTCCGAAGCCAACCGCAAGCTCCGCAGTATGAGCGGTCTCAATAATCTTCTTTTTAGGAAATTTGCCCAAAAACCACGCTGGAAGTAGATAAGAAGCAAATTCTGACTTAGTATGACGAGGAGGCATATTAATAATAAGTCGTTTACATTCACCACGGGCTACCCTTTCAAAAGCTGCTGCCATTTCCTTATGATGAGCCCCGTCAATGAAGTGGGGCCACACTTTATGCACAAAATCCATGAAGTTTTCTTGGCAATTCTCTTTAGATTTAGCTTCTACAGTCGTATCTAGCTCATTTAATAGCGAGCGAAGCTGCGCTGGGGTCATTTTCCCCAGATTTTGCTCTAAAGCCTGAAGTTCTTCGACCGAAAGCTTACTCATCTACTGTGTTTTCAAGCTTTTCCGGCTCTGGAGTGATGTCTATGGTGTTCATTTGCATTAGAAGCTTGATTTTCTCTCTAATAGCCTCTTGCAACTCGATACTATTCTTGTGTGTAATAGTAATTTCTTGGTGTTCAGTGAACAAATCTGATGCTTTGCCTAATAATTCGATAGCTTTAATGGCAATCTTCTGATCGTCGTCCTGACTCATCTCTAATAATCGGTTTATAGCAATATTCCGAAGTTGCACTTTGTCCGCAATTACTTGTTGGTCGTAATGGGATATGTATCCTCCAAGCGCAAGCGCTATTCCGGGATTTGCTAAAGCGTCAATTTGCTGTTTTTGTACTTCTTTGGATGGGTCTTGGCCATCTACTAGCTTAAATAGCTCTTTAGCTTGTGCATCTTCTTCATCCGTAAACTCATCAGGGCCACCAAGCTCTCGCAATAGTAAAGCCGTGTTTGCTCTAGCCCTCAACGTATCAGAGTGGGATTTTGTCGGAGCAGTTTTGACCTTTCTGGGGGTCTCGTACTCGTTTGTTGGTTCAACGTTGACCGGCATGTTCTGGCAGCTGGTTGGTTGTTAATGCTTGCATCTTAACAGAATTTTCTTCGTAATGGTGGATTCGGTGGCAGTTTGCACATAATACGATACACTTTTGCACTTCTTCCATAGCTGCGGCATAGCACCCATTACCTGCTAATTTACTAACTAAATTCTCTTTTTCGTTTGGGTCTGTGTGGTGAAAGTCTAGCGCTGCTGGGTGGTTTTGTTCGCATTTCGTACATTTAAGTGTACGTTTAAAAGCATCCCACTTAGCCTTTCCAATTGCTCTATTTGCCTTAGTTAGAGCTTTTACTTTATCTTTGTTTTTTGCATAGTACGTAGCGCTGTACTCGGCATGTTTTGCTTTTCTTACTTCTAGGTCTTTATACGGCATCGGACAGAGAGTAAGTTTTTATTGGTTCGCTGCTGCTGGCGTCCACGTCACACGCCCATTTTACTGCGTCTTCTGCTGTAAGTCCCATGCGCATACAAACTTCCGCTGCCATAGCTCCAGACCCAATAGCCATAAAGGTTCGCACCCGCTCCCACTCTAGGTCGTCCCCGCAGGAGAACAGTCCGTCTTTAGTTAGCTTGAGGAATGAGCTATCCGTCTTTAGCTTTGGCTTGACCTTGGTCTTCTTGTTTACGTAGTCAACCACTTTCTCGGCATCGCAATAGTTACCTGCAACACCAAGCCATCCGCCGTCTACAGGGAAAACCTTTTCTTCAAAGTACTTAATACCCGAAACAGTATCAGTAAATTGGCTATCCGACACTAGGATCTTATTGTTCCAATCACCGATTATTGTCGTCATTTCTGTGGTACACGTCTTTAGGGTTATTAAGCATGTACTTAACAAGCTCGTCTATATTAAAGAAGTATTGAATAACTTTCTTGCCGTCCGCTTGGTGTATAGTAAAGCTCATTTCTCTTGTGCCTCCCAGCCAGTATCCCAACCCTTGTTCCATGCTATGCACCAAACATCATAAAATCCGTTTAGTGGGAATCCATCTCTGCCAACTGCCCAAGACTTGACATCTTTGCGCTTAATAAATGCCGCCCACGCCTTGTCTCTGTCGGGGTTATTGATTTGAACATCATCGAATAGCCCTGTGTCCATCTCTCTAATGTCTGATCTTTTCATTTAGTAGCCATCATATATAGACCAACGTTGGCACCTGCATAACAAATATAGCATATGCACAGAGGCAGATTACCTTTAAGCCCTTGCTCTATAGCAATATAAGTGTAAATAGCGCCTACAACAATAATTAGATTAGCACTCACTAGACGCCTCCGTTTTACATAGTTTACTACATCTTTGGAGGTGGGGCAGGCAGTTTCTACCCACCCCTAGGGTTTACCCTTATTTCTTGCTGCTGTAAAAACTTTTCCAAGTATCTATTACGATGCTTGCCCAGAAGTCGTTCATTTCTTTAATGCGGTTTGCTAGTTGTTCAAATTGTTTAGTTTGGTTAGTAAAGTCGAACATTGTGTTCTCCTAAGTTGGTTGATGATTTGTTTATTATAGTTTAGTTTTTGTTGCAGTGCAATATGTTTACCGTTCGGTAACTTTTTTTAACTTTTGCACACTTTTTTGTACATTCTTCCCGTTCGGGCAACTTTTAATGTCACATGTTTGCACAGGTTTCTTTTAGGAATCATAGGGTTGCAGTGTTTTTTCTAAGAGGTATATATTTTTTATATGCCCCAGTTTTTTACAATAAGCTTTAGTTCTTCTAGGGTTGCGTCGCCTTTTAAGGTGTTTGCCCTAAACGATAGAATTTGCACGTTGTTTTTTGTATACCCTTTAGTAGGGTCTATTTTGTCAAGGGTAGCATAATTAGCTGGTGCAACTTTTGCTCCGCAGTTTTCATACGTTAATTCAATCCCTAGTAAGGGGCAGTGGGTTACATAAAGGGTTTGATAGTACTCTATCGATAGTTTGGTTCTTTCCGTCCGTTGCCCTCGGTTACGTCTTACCCAAAAATCAAAGTCGGTTACAGGTTTAGGTGGGTGTTTTTTCTTTGGCTTAGGGGGCCCAATAAATAACTCCTGCTTACGAGGTCTACCTACTTTGCCGTATTTTGGGGTGCTTCGTTTTGTTTTTGAGTGGCATTCTACGCACCCGTTATTTCTAACATGCCGTTCTCCGCTATGCCCATGTATACATGGTTGCCCTACGTATCTTTTTAATCCTTGCGCTTTGGCTAATAAACGGGGGGTAGTCTTTTCCATATAAGAAGTATAACATAAATAAGGGGGTGGGGTAAGTTTAAATTTTTTATAAAATTTTTTATGGGTGGAGTCCCTTTTGGTGCGTGGGGTACCCCTTTCTCTAGAAACGGTTTCTATTATGGTGGCATAAATACAACATGGGGGGCGTACACAAATTTTTAAAAAATTGCTATGTATTGTGCAGATTAGTGTGTATGTGTCGGCGTTGGTTCCATCACTGCTATGTTTGGGGGTGCCACCCCTGTGGGTCAAGGTAGGACGGTAAATCGACCCCACCGTCAACCGAGCGAAGCGAGCGAAAATATTTTTTTGTTTTTTGGCGTTTGCCATTGCTATGCTAAGCTAACCCTTTGATTAC